TGAACCTAAGCACCAGCCATGGTGACGCATCCTTTGGAGCCTTGCCTTCAGTGCCAGGAACCTTTTTATCAAAGGCCTCCTGATGCCATACCCATCGATTGTTTTGCAACTTACAGTGGGTGTACACTTCAACATCATTCATTGTGTTGACAGTGTTGTCTTGACTCAACAGTTTATCCTGAGTCAACTCCTTTGGTAGGAGTTCTTTGTTAATAAGTTCTTTGGTAACGATTTCAATTACGTTGCCATTTCCATCACGCTCTACGACATAACGGTTCAATGGGTAATGCTTAATACCTTCCTTACCCATAAACAGAAGAGCGTTACCACCAACAACAAGATGTTTGATGGCTTGGTGAACAGTGACACGATCACTAGAAGCAGCAATCGAATCCATAACCATACGCTCCATCTTAGCAAAGCTCAAGTCAAGTTCACTGCGGATTTCAGGTGGCAATTCAGTGCCAAGCTTTTCATCTGCAATTTGTAACTTGAAGAACGTAGTTTGTGGAGGCAGTAGAGCCAGCATCAATTTAGATGCCAACGTTACTACAGCCTTTGCACCTACGCTTTGCCAAGGTTGTGTCAATTGTTTGTGGGTTGTCCTCATCTCTTCCTGTTGAATGAGATAAGGAAGGGTAAGTTCAGAGCATTGAACAGCAATGTCAAGAAACGATGAGCGACTGGCGCTAAGAGAATCGTACCTTGATTTAGCAGTCATTTAATTAACCAATGTTAAGAGGTGATCCAGCTCCTGCACCTACTTGATTTGCTTGAGCAAGGGAGATAAGAAACTGGGAAATGTTACCACGACGTTTTGGCTTACGTGGACTTTTGATACCTTGCTGTGTTTGTGCAAGGCTAGCGTTTGGTTGTCTAGTTACAGGTGGTTTGTATTGTGCTCGTTGTGGTTGAGCAGGAGCAGGCATTGCGCTAGGAGGTAGCGCCATATGACCATAAATAGGTTTACCTTTTTTATTATATCCAACGATTCCGTAAGTGGAACCCATGTAAAGATCGCCTTGATTCATGATTCTTCTGTGATACGTTGTCGGATCCAATCAATGATGTCCCGTTGACCAGCACGGAACATGATGTGTGTAATGGAATCATCAGGTAGTGGTCTGTGCTCAGGGAACTTCTGGTCAAGTTCCCCAAGCAACCCTTCAACAGTCAAACCTAAGTTAAGCATATTGTGGTAGGTTTTGATTTGCATGTTCAAAAAATGCAGGCATCCGTGCGCGACGGGTGTCAGAAAGTTCTGGTGCCTTTCCTTCATACATCAGCCTGTCACTGGAATCCAGCCAAAATTTTTTGTCCAAATATTTATCGGCATGTTTGCCGAGAGGCTGCATTACCCAATTGATAGTCGCCTTACGGAGTTTATCAAGAGAAGGACTGATGTCAATCCCCAACTCCCGAGTAACAAGACTATTGGCAGCCACGTGTACTTGTTCATCTCTACTAATGTCAGCAGATACAGTTCTCATCCCCGCGTCACCATTAAACCTAAAGAAGGGTAATAGGACGAAAAAGATTGCACGTTCAGCAACCATCGCTTTAGCGATAGTGTGATCAGGATGTTCTGTCCACGCATTACGCAACGCGATGGCTTCCCTTTCAGCTTTCGGATCAACATCCCAAGCAGCGGCGACATAACCCAAAGCGAGATCGTGTTTAATTTCATCTTGGACGTTGGATTCCAAGAGTTCCCTAGCCATAGGTGGAATTTCAGAGGCCAAAGCATCACGGATAAAATCTCCCACAGGTAGTTCCATATGTCGCAAGGCAAGAGCACGGCGGAGTGTTTCCTCCGCACCCTCCTTGCAGTTCCCTTTTGTTGTAGCTACAGGTGTCCAAGTTCGTTTCCGTTCGTGTAGTTTTTGGTAAGGATTTTTCATTCTTGACAATCACAGGTAAGGTCTTCATTGTTGTTGTAAAATAGGGAGGCAAGGTAATCATCGACTTCAGTCTGTTCAAGAGCTGCATAAGCGGATGATTTATCTTGCGTATCACCCATAACCTGGAGGCTGTAGTAAAGACTCGTTTGAGGACTCTTTAGCCACTCTTCGATAAAGGCGTCATCATAAGTGACGACATCACTCCAACTGTTGAAGCTATACCCATGAAGAAGTCCAGTGCTATTAAGCATTGTCATCAAGCCGTCAGCAACACGCTTGTAAGCGTCCCAGCCAACCTCTGATGCAACTTCTACATTGCCATAATCGTACGACTCAACACCAAGGGTGCCAGAATCTCGATCAACATGACGTGCAATAGGTGGTGCAATCTCTGGCGTACAAGTGTAGCCGTCGATGTCTTTGCTGCGGTAGCTGCAGCTAGCGGTGGGAGCAATGGCAAATGCACGCTCCATATTAAACTGCCGTGCAATGCTTGCCGCTGATTCAACTCCGCTTGCAAATTGTGATACCAGCTCAAATGCTGGTGTTTGTACGATCTCACCTCTGTTGTACTGCTCAAGTGCTCGGCCAAACTGTTCGTAACTGACACCTACACGGCGCAGCAGGTTAGCCAAACCAAGCATACCAAGTCCGACTTGTCTGTCAATATCAGGAGCAAGGTACTCACCGGATTTCTCTACTCCAGTGGTTGAATGCAAAGCACACAGCTGACCCATGCCTTCTGTAAAGGCTTTGGGAATGTCATCAAACTCACAAGCACCAAGATTAACATGTTGAAGAAGGCATGTACCACGGCTGGGTAGGTATACCTCTAGGCATACATTACCACGCACTCGTTTGCCATTCTTATCGTACTTAATCTTGTTCAACCAGATGTCACCGGATGCAATCCCTTGAAGGATTTCTTTCTTGTATGGTGTCTCATACCACATGTCATCAGTGATGTTGACGCATCGCTTGACCCAAGGAAGTTCGTGTCGTGGAGTAGTAACAAAATCCAAAATATCCTCATGGTCACAATCAAGATGCAAGACAACAGCACCATTTTTGAATTTACCGCCACGTCGAAGAATCTCGTTAAGTGTAGAATAAATTTTACCGAAACTGACGGGACCACTCGCTGTCAAACCTTTACCATTCTCAGAACCTTTAGGTCGAAGATTAGACAAATGTACTGCAACACCAGCACCATAACGTAGAGCATGGCTTACGAAACGCCAAGACGCTTCGATACCTTCCGGACCCTCCATGGAGTCATCAACTACAAATACGGTGCAGCTGACAGGCAGACGGGATTCAGGGTCATCAATCCAGCTTTGGACACGACCAGTACGGGAAATAAAATTAGACATTAGACGAGATCAGTCAAGTTTGGTGGTTGGTAGTTAGGACCTTTTAATACTTTACCATCGGCCCGTTTGATTGGTTTACCGTCATCTCCCAGCTTAGACATATTGCTTTTGTGGACACGGCGTAGAGCTTGCTCCAGGTCCCAATCCATGTTCTCTGCATACTGAGCACAGACATAGACAAGATCTGCAAGTTCTTTCAAGCATTCAGCACGGCTGTTGACATCAATCATAGCCATGTCATGATCTGCTTCAATAAATTCTTTGAACTCTTCAACGATCAAAGACTTCTGTCTCTCCCTCGCACTCAAGCAGTTCTGTATATCGTACGCTCTGCGAAATTCGATGGCTTGGTTGCTTAGAAGTGACATGATTTAGTTCGTTTTCAAGATAGTGAATTGCTTTTTTTAGATCTTCCACCGTGCTGTCTTTATAGCCAGCTCGGCAGATATATTTAATTGCACACCCTAAGTGATAGTTTAAGCTCTGGTCTCGGATAAAGTCCCAGACTTCTATTTGGCCTCGGGTGTAGTAAGTGGGTGAGTCGGCCATTGCTTTACAAGATTAGAAACAGTGTTAGATAAAATAAAGTTCTGTTCTTGCAGCAGAAGGAATAGCTCTAGCATTTCTTCTTTAGAAATCTTTTCCAAGCTATCTCTAATCTGTCGGAGCTTGAACTGCTGCTCCATCTTCAATTTTGTAATCGGCATCGGGATTCCAGAGAATCGGTTGCCTGAGTCCGAAGTCATAATCATCGTTGGTAAGTATCTTAGCTAGTCGTGCATTTTGTAGTGCAATGTCTTCACCAAGACCTTTGTCAGCGAATGCTTTGACTACTGTTTGCCAGGAGTAACCATTCTGTTCAAACAAAGCTTCTGCTCTTTTGATACCAATGCCAGGTACTCCACTGTAACCATCAGTTTGATCACCAGCCAGTGTTTGTAATAGATGCCACTTCGCACCTTCCTCACGTGTGACTGTGAATCGTTCCTGTAGGTTGTACAGTTCTCCCGGAATCTGACGCATGTCCTTGTCTGGTGATACGATGATGTTACCGGGATACTTGGTTGCATAGATACCCATCGCATCGTCTGCTTCCAAGGTAGGTAGTTGGATGACTCTGTAATCATCTTTCAACGAATTGATCACACGCTTGTAACCACAAGGTTTCTTACGGTTACGGTGTCCTTTGTATGTATCGAGAATGTCCTTACGAAAGTTCTTGGAATCAGAGAAGAACAATACCGGTTGAGCAAAGCCACCAAACTCAAGTTGGATGTTGACTAACTCTTTCTTTACGTTCTTGTAAGCCTCAGTGAAACGTGACGTGACGACAATCACATCATCTCCCCAATCAACTTCATCCTCTGCTCCCGCACAACTCTTGTAGACAATGTAGTCAGCGTCGATGAATAGCTTCATCAGTGCACCTCTGACCAGTTTGTTCCTTGCTTTGCTTCTGCTGCGATTGGGATTCGGAGCTTGTAATACTCCCCAGCCGCTGCAGCGCTGTATACCAAGGATGTTGATAAATCTTTTGCATGTTCTGGATCGCACTCAAACTGTAGTTCATCATGAACGAATGCCAGCTGCGAGCAGCATAGTTTAGTTTCGTTGATAGTTGGTTGGTTGATCAATAACCAACGCTTTGCTACCACTCCTGCCGAAGACTGGAGGCAGAAGTTGAGCGCTTTGTGTGGTGAATCAACGAGTACCTTCCTCCCGTCAATCGCTTTAACATAGCCTCGTTCGCTTGCTGTTCTAATTGCAGCAAGTAGATCATCAAGACCCGGAATCGCTTCAATGTAAGCATTGCGAATCTCTTTGCCTTTTGATTTAGCCGCTGAAGAAGATAAGGTGTTGTCATAACTTAGTCCAATTTTCTGATCACCCGCTCCATACAAAAAGGCATAAGTTACAGTCTTAACAAGTCTCCTTGAAATACCTATCTTGTCTGCATTTGTTTGGTGGATGTCACCGTTAAGAAGGATGTCTGCGTATCTACCTCCGTCGTAACGGGCCAAATAGTGAGCAAGCATCCGAAGCTCAATGCCAGCAAGATCAGCGCCGACCATAACTTGGCCTGGAGTTGCTTTAAATAATTTTCTAAATCGTTCGTCACTTGGTACTTGTGCTAAGTTGGGATTCTTGTGTGACATACGAAAGGTCGCACACCCAACACTACAATGATGATGAACCCTGCTAGCAGTCGTACATAGCTTCAGCCATGCGTTCGTGCCTTCCGAGATCATCCCCAATTTCTTCGTAATATCCAGACACTTCGCAAACTCCGCTGCTATAGAGATCCCACCTGAGGCAATCTCTGTCAGTATAATCTCGTCGATAATAGCCTTCCCAGTAGCAGTCATCTGGGTAGGTTTCCATCCATAGAACGTCGTTAATACCCATGCGATGTGATCCCTTGAGGTTGGATTGAGTTCTTTGAGTCTAACTGATTCGCACCCAGCATAATAGCCTTGTGTCTTGTTATTTCGTTTAGGATTGAACACCGATCCTGCCACGAAAGGGTGCCTGTTTCGTAGTAGTTTTTTAGTTTCTTCCAGCTCTGTTTGGAGAGCCGATGCAAGCTGCCATGCAGCTCGCTCATCAAAATACCATCCATGTTGCTCCTGTTGTGTGAGAAGTTTAGCTACTTCATGTTCTAACGTGCACCAGTCAGGTAAGGGTGGAAATGTTTGCATAGTTTGGTGGTTACTACAACGTCTTGGATGCAATAATCTTCCATCTCTTGTGACCAATCCTGCCAATCAGTGTCCTTAGCAAAGCTTCCTTTGTATTCACCTAGCCTGTAGCCATACGACTCCAATGAATGTCGTCCATACAACTGCACAGGCATGTGGTTCCATTTGTTTTTCTTGTCAACCTCTAGCATGTTTGGATGGTACAACCTACTTAACAGTAGTGTATCAACAACATCAGGTGCTTTGAAAAATGGAAATAGTTTCTTGATGGCAGGGATGTCAAACGAGATGATGTTATGTCCCGCTATCCTATCAGCCTCCTCCAATCTTGTGATACCACGCACAACTGGATCCTTGGAGCCGCAGTCATTGTAAGCAACAGTCTCGTCAGTTGTCGTGTCATGTATTGCAAGGCAGTGGATTGCGGTAAGATCATGAAGCAGTCCGTTTGTCTCCAGGTCGAAGATTAGCATTCTTCCAGATGTAAGTTTTGTCTACAAATTGTGCACGCTTTACCATCTCTTGCGTGGGAGGGTTGGGTTTAAAAATCCGTGGTTGCATCAAACTCTTTTTCCTTGGCTAATTCAGTGAATCGGCATTCTTTCAGGTTATATTGTAGCCTGCAGGCGATGCCAGTTTCGCCTGAATATCTATTCTTGAGGACTCTAACAACTGTATCAGACTGTTCAGTGTCACTCTGTTGATTTCTTTCGAGTCCGATAACTGCATCAGAAAGTTGTGCAATCGAATGACTTCCTCGAAGTTGTCCAAGCGAAGTCCTTGCTCCTTCTTCGTGTCCATGATCTTGATGTGTACGTCGTAGATGGCTTACAAGAAATAGTGTGATACCTGTACGCTCTACAAGCGAACGTAATCGTGTCATGGTGGTGTCAATCATCTTCCTCTCATCACCATCAAGACCAGAAAGAAGAATAGAAAGGTGATCAAGAAAGATGATCCTGCAATCGAGTGCGCTAGAGAGATACTCAACACGATTGTAAATAACGCTAGGATCAAAGCTACCAAAGCCATCATAGAGATAGAGATCCCAAGCAGCCATTGTCCTAGCATACGCAGCTTCCAACGACGATCGTTCATGTTCACCCATGTGGAGAGGTTTGCCTTCAGCAACAGACATCAAGCCTAAAGCTGTTCGTCGGTTGCTTTCTTCCAATGCCAAGTAACCAACCCGTTCCCTTGCTTGGAGAAATCCAGTTGCAAGCTGCCTACAGAATGTGGACTTTCCTCCACCAGTTGCTGCAGTAATAGTAACAAGCTCGCCGTGTCTTGCACCGTGAAGGATACCATTGAGTCCTGCGAATGGGTATTCATAGTCGGATGGTGATTCGGGAGTGGTGACAAGATCGAATAGTGTCTTTCCATCGATAATCCCATCGGGTTGATACAGAACATGATCGTAATTACAAACAGCACGGATAGCCTCCGCATCATCAGCCTGTAAAGCCTCTGAGGCATCCTTGTAAGCCTCTAGAAGGCCGATGAATGCCTTGCCAGGTGGTAAGACACTGGCAACATCTTCAGCAGCCTTCTGGCCTGCCTCATCGTTGTCAAAGAACAAGACAACTTTATCGTAATAGCTGACCCATTCATAGTTGTTTTGGATGGCTTTCTTTGCAGCTGCTGCACCATTCGGGATACTAACGACATCCCAGTTTGGTTGTGCTTCCCATACTGACAAAGCATCCATCTCTCCTTCTGTAATGACAAGCTTCTTTGTTTTGCTGGTGGTCTTATGTCTGAACAACTGCATACCATACAGTGTGTTCACCTTACCCTCACAGCTAAACGTCTTGTCCTTACCTCTTACCTTGGCTCCGACAAGCGTGCCACTGCTGTCATAATAATAGAAACGTAACTGTTCTCCATCTCTGTAACACTTGAACTTTTCACAAGTTCGTTCAGAGATTCTACGTTTCTGCAGCCGTCCGGCTGATCCTCGTAATTGAACATTGGTTGTCATTGTGTGGTGGTTAACAGTGCCGTCACCATGTACGTAGTGGTGACAAACAAAACAAAAAGTGTGGCCATCAGAGTATAAGCTATTGCCATCTGATGAGCCACACTGTGGACAAGGCTCATGCCTTACAAACTCAGATTCCTCTCTTCCTTCCATCTAAGCCTCTCTTCAGCAATTTTATCTTCAATTTTTAAAAGAATACTTATTGAATGTTTATCAGTGAATGCTGACTTAAATAGGATTTCAATGTATCTCCAGAGCTGCTCATAATCAGTCCAATCTCCATAGGTTGCCTCTTCTTTTAGGAAGCCTAAAAAACTTGGATGATGTATTAACTCATCCCTCCGTCTTTTGTAGTTTAATGCTCTGGCGTGATTTTCCTCATCGAACATTTTTTTTGGATTAGAAGTCCAGGACATTTAAATAAGCCACTTCAGAGGTATGTTGGCCCAAGAAGTCCATTTGATTCCGTGTTTATCGCACCATTGTGCATAGGTTGTTTTTGATCTCTTTGATATTGTATTGTATGGAGATTGAAAGACCATCCGTAGATCAATGTCTGGATTCTGTTTAATCACTTCAAGGATCTTCTTCCGGTCTTTGCTGTCCCAATATCCCTTTGTTTCTAGCCAAATACCATTCGGTAATACAAAGTCTGGACAATATGTATGTTTAATTACATATGGAACTTTAGTTGACTCGTACTCGTATTTGACATTCAGCTCCAAGAGAAGGTCAGCTACCTTTTCCTCCAACTTGGAGCGAAAAGCCATTAGAAATCATCCTCTTCTACTTTTTCTTGCGTGACCGTGACATTAGGATCACCCGACTTGAAGCCATTAGTTTTACCGAACAATTCAGCAACAGCAGACTCATCGAGATCCCCAGTATCAACACCAGCAGATCCATTAACAGTAACAATTTGAATCCCTTGCAACTTCAGTGAAGTGCCATAGGTGACTCCATCCTTCAGGATGTATGGCTTTTGATAGAATGCCAGCTTGACTTTAGATCCTGCATACACAGGAGTGTTTACGTCATTGACCAGCGTGCCTTCTGTATCGACAACAGGTGGCTTAGTCTCCTCATTCCATGAGAACTTGACTTTGTATTTACCTTCAGCAACTTCTTCCCAAGGCTCAGGCTTGAGAGTAGAACGCTTAGGGTTCTTCAGTTTAGATTCAGCCCACTTAAGGGTTTCAGCTCGATCAGCATCAAGCTTATCTACCATCTCATCATCGATGATAGCAGACAATGAATATCCAAACTTGCTTGGTTTCAGTACAGCTTGGTATCCCTCCAGGATAACAGGCTCTTGGGTGACAAAGGTGGTACGTGCCATTAACAAAAGAAATAGGTTGATTCAATCACGGATTCCGGTTCAAGGTCTCCAATGATCGGTGGTTTAGTTGATGCACCGACTTGCTCGGCCCATTCATTTAGGTAGTCATGTTCCGCAAAAAGAAACATGTAAGTTTCTCGTACGATTGCTGACAAAATAGACATGCCAGCAGCACGACATAAAACCGAATCGTGTATGAGGGCCAGCGGTGCATCGAAGCGTAACGCAGAAAGGTGTAACAGGCTGGCATCTAAGGAGTGGATTAGGTTTGGTGCAGTTGCATTCTTGTGATGTAGTAAGTCTACCTCAGTAGACTCTCCAACAGCAACACTAACACGTTTTACTTTACCTAATAGCTTGAGTTCAATTCGTTCTACCTCTGGTTTCATCAATCGTTGCGTGACTGTGAATCCCGATGGTGTAGTCCAACTGATCTCTGTAGCACCAGCTTTGATAAGTTCAGCAACAGTAGACTCAATCCATTTCATGACAGCCATAGGTCCAGGTACGACCTCATCCATAGCTTGTCTAACAGAAGACACAATCTTAGTTAGTGTGTCCTTGTCCACTTGTATGTTCTTCTCAGCTAGTGCTTCCCTGATGTAACCTCTGTTGCTAAATGGTTTCGCATTGTAAGGTACGGTCATGACTGTACGCTTAGTGCACTTACGATCCCATACAGCATGAAGACACTCAGGTATACCAGGCTTACTAGCCTCAGCTATTACCTTGTAAGCATCTTGTGGTCTTTCACTAGGTAATACATTTACTAGCTTAGCCGTTGACGCATCTCTAGCAAGACCAGCCAGAATCTGCAAACCAGAGCAGGTCGCATCAACAGCAATAGGCAAGCCAGTATGGTGACGACTACAAGCAACGACACAAGCATAATACTCCTCACATGCAGCTAGAAACTGAAACGGTTCATCAGCATTCTCCCATTCATGTAGATATTCAAGTGGATCAGTTGCAATCTTTTCAATTAGTTCAGTGTTGTCCTCTGTCCACTTGATACGTTCTTTTATGGGAGCTTTATCAAGACCACGTTGTGTTGCAACGTGAAACTTTAACCAGTCAACTGCTACTTCATCAACGAAACTTTCTTCATAGAAACGTAACAATGACTTACCAAAGTCTGTGTCTTGTGGTGTGAGAAACGATGCTACTGGGTACGTCCTTCCACGATAATCAAATGACCATGGTAGATAGAACTTATCATAGACCTCAAACTTACGTACACATTCCATTGTCATGCGTGTCCTCACACATTTCTGTATGTGTGTACGGTTCGAGTTCTCTACGTCCCTACGCTTACGTTTGTACTCACGTTTAGCTTCTTCATTTGTGTCGATGTCAAGTGGTTTGTTTGGTAGATCTTGGATGTCTGTCTCTGGTATAAACTTACCAACAGTACGTCCACGTTCTTCTAGTTGCTTTGCGACATCAACAACAAACTTGTTCAGGGTGAATGCAGTTTTCTGAATCTTGTTCAGAAACTTGTAGGTGGTCTCTCCCTGTATAGGTGCCGTGCCTCGTCGAACCATGTCGTGGTCACGCATTACCTCATTGGTAAGGTAGCCTCCTGATGTTTCCTCTGTCCAATCATTGGGTGGGATCAGCATTGGCCACGTCAAGAACGCATGGTCTTGTAACTCTTTGAACAACTGCTGCTTTGCATCAGCAAAATATGCTGTAGGAATAAGATAAGTGTTTGTTTTCCTACCGTTGCGTAAGATCAAAGGTTCAAATAGGTTAGGCTCTTGCTTAAGGATACAATCAAGTAACCAGTTACCTAACCTAACACGTACACTAGGTTTCCACTTTGTCCAGTGGTATCCCTTACGTTCAAGAACAATACGTGCATCCTTGTAGCGTTGATGTGTACCAGCAGCAGCGTGCCAATACTTACTCACAACATACCGCATCAGTCCAGGTGCAACACGTTCATAGTAACGTATCTGACACTCCTGTTCAATTGCTGTGCCAATAGCCTCTTGTATCTTAACAAGTTTGTTGGCATCATCAACAAGACTGAACACTTTATCAAACGTTACCTTAAGTGCAATGCCAGCACATGCTAGGTCCTCAAGCTTATCGAGATACCGTATGATCTCAACAAAGTATTGACCATTGCCACGTCCTAGTTTGTACTCACGCTCACGCTTGATCGTATCACATACAGCAGGTAAGTATGTGTTCATGAATGACTGAGAAGTCACAAGAGATGAAGCATACTCACGTGCTAGTGCTTTGTCCTCTTGCTTGCGTATCTTAGTGGCACCTTGTGCTAGTGCTTCACGCTCTAGCTCCCACTGACGTTCAATCTCAGCCTCTGTATTCATAGATAAAGATCATCAATAAGTTGTTCAAAGATAAGCTTGATTAACTCATCACGATGTGGATGGTCCTCAAGCTCATGCACTAATGTGTCAACACGTAGGTTGAACGTGGCATCATTCATCGTCTTCGTCATCGATTGGTTCTTCAAATACGTGGTGGATGGCGTCATGTGTACAAACAGTGATGTCCACACCTCCCTCGTCCATGAGCTTAGCTACCTTGCGGCGTGCATACTCAGGACGTTGGTACACATACTCTTTGACCTTGTAGGTCTCTGTGTCCATGGTGCGGATGATACATTCTATACCATCAGGCAAGTCCCAGCCTGCAACCTTCCATTCCATGAACTCTTCATAAGTACAGGAAGGAAACATCTCAGCTGGTGCCTGTCGTAACATTCTAACATTGTTTGGGAAATACTTCTTCTTCTTTGACATGAGTTGGGATTACGTCCTTGAGTTTAGTGTTCATGTCCTTGGACAACTCAAAGGCGTGCCATGCAGCTTCCTCTAAGTCGGCGGCGAGTATGTATACACTCTCACCGCTAGACATTTGGACAGTATACTCGTTCATGGTTGCGTCCTTGAGCCGCGTGACTGTGAATAATGGCTACGTCCTTGCACGTAATAGCGAGAGGTGATGCGGTTGGCACGCTGCCACGTGATGGCAGTGCCGAACAATCCTACCATGCCAATGATGGCAAGGATGATGTTAGCTTCAGACCAGATCATCAAGAACCTCAAATAGAATTTGCTTACAATCGGCTACACTTTTGTAACCACGAGAACAAGACATATTATGATCTAAGATGTAACCATAGGTGCCATCCTCAAAGCCAATAACTTTAGCCACATCAATGTCACCCTTGTGAATGACTTCATGATACAGAACATATTCTGTCTTGAGTGTTGATGAGTACATAGACTCCTTGTTGGACCAGATCATTCAAAATAATCAGGGTAAAGTTCAGGGTTGTCCATAATCTCATGGACTATCTCCTCAATGCGATCAGCACTGTACTCACTGTATAGCGAGAAGTATCGCATGAGTCGTACGAAGTGTTCCTCCTCTGTCATTCGTAATCATCTCCAATAATAGACAACAGTTGGTAGTAATCTTCCTGCCACATGGCTCTTGCAAGCCAGGAAGAACAGAACAGGTGTTCGTGATAGTAAGCAGTCATTAGAACTTAGGTTGTGAAGTGATGTCCCAATTGTTATCCATCTTGTTGTTGTAATCCTGCTGCTTAATTGCAGCTGGTGCAATACATTCCAGGATGCTCAAGATCTCAGTGCCGGTGCGTCCTTGACGCAAAGCACCAATCATTAGACTGTTGTTCATTTTGTAATGCGAGGGGATAGACAATGAGTCCCTCATTAAACCCGCCTATGCCAAGATGGATAGGTAGGGATTAAGGAGAGAATCACCAGTCACCATCAACAGTGTTGATAATCTCAACAGCACGCAGTTCTAGATACATCCAACAGGCAAGCTCGATGACTTGCTGCATTGTCCAGAACTTGTCATCGTGCTGCAGTTGTTCAGCAATGTAAGACAATGAAGACTGACCAAAGCAGTCATCACAATAAGCATCGAGGTAGTTAGTGATTACGTCCTCGTGCTTGTCCCAAATGTCACGCAAGTCGGATGAGTAGGTGAAACCATGCACACCAGTGTTGGCACCATGGTTTGCAATGTCACGCAGTTCATCGAGTTCAAACTCTTCACCTAGGATGTGGTACGTTCTTGCGCTTGGTTGTGCGATCGTCATGTGTGTTGTGTGTTTGTGTGTTGTGTGTGTACTACGTCAGTGTAGCAGGCGTCATGTGTGCAGAGGTGACGTGTGTGCCACCTCCGCAAGCGTCCCGCCTCAGACGGCGGAGCAGGTGACACGCTTGGCGCTCAGCACCTGGTTCACGAACTTGCCGAGTGAACGAGCGTCATCCATCACAAACTTTGTGATGGCACGGCGAGACACGTTGGTGTACTGGTAAGAGTGACCACTCTTAAACTTGACCAGTGCAGTACCGGTCACAACATCAACGTGGATCATATCAGCACAAGTGCTGTTGATCGAGTCGGAGCAGAACTTAAACACGGACTGGAAGGTGTTGCCGTTGAAGATTGAAGGAAGCATGATGAAACAAAACAAGTGAACAGTGGAGGGTCTGTATCTCTCAGTTGAAAGTCGAGACTCTCCTCACCCTTTCAGGGAGAGTCGAGACTCAACTGTCAAAGAGATAACAGAGTTTTACCATACCAGTCGATGGTGGTGGACAGTCGGAACAACTGGCACAACACAGCACTAGATCCCAGTCATTGCAGTGGTTATCAGTGGTTCTTATCAATGGTATAAGTCTTGCTCATTACTATGTAATGGTCCAACAGATCGCGAGAGATCGAGACACGGCGAGCACCACATGTAGCGTGCGCGGTAGTTTGATCACGCTATGAGCAGCCTCCAACCGGTTCAATTATTATAAATAATTGGCCGATCGAAGGGCCACCCTATGGGGAGCTGCGGCCAGCAGCGACGCTTTTAATAGACTTCAGAAATTTTTGTCATTTTTTTACGCTCTGGCATACGGATAACAACATCATGGATAGATTGTTCAGCATCCATAACCTGTACTACATACGCATCAGGACCAATCTGAAGACCACCCACGACACAAAGACCAAGAATTAGATTACACATCATGACCACATAGCCTCATAAACAATAGGAAAGGACTCTTTAACAAGCATTTTACAAGCATCAGCAATGTCTTTATGTTCTTTTTGCGTACCATTAGCACACCTAAGGTCACAATAATGCAACCAAGACCTCAACGTACCATTCATGTACAGTTTTGTCGGTGTTGCAAGTGGCAAAGCATCCCTAGCACACTCTTTAGCTACACCTGCTGCAAGCATTTCTTCATACAATTTGTATGCCATATCATAGTGTTGTTGCAAACGTATTTGAAACTCTTGTGTAGTAAACGGATCAAGGTTATCAATTGAGTTTTGTCTATTGGTTTTATCTTGTCGTCTTAGGTCTTGCGGAACAGCAGTACCTGCTTTAGCATACCGTTGACTAAACTCTTGAAAACTAAATGATCTGTGTCGTAGGATTTGACTAGCTACACTTCGGGTAGTGTCGATTTCTACACACATGTTAACCATTTCAAATGGAGACCAATGTTTATGTGTTATAAGGTATTTAATTAATTTACTGTAAGAAGGGTTGTCTTGGTTGTTTGGATTGGACACCCGTGCCATGTAGGCTATCAATTGTTCTCCGTTTGGAGTTGAGTGAATCAAGGATACGCTGTTCATTCGTATAAGGTGGGTTTTGAATGAGTTGTTTGTAGTCATTAATATAAGGTGGAAACCAATGACCTATGTTAATACATTGAGACCAGTTAGCAGGATTCATACACCCTACTAATAGTACTGTAATTAATTTATATATGTAATTAATTATATTTAACATATAAGTTATATAAGATACTTAAAGTATGTCCATTCACACGTTCATTTCACTCCACACATAAATGTGTGTCGTTCATTCACTTAGGACATAAGTAAAGGGGAAGGTTTTGATGTCTTCCCCAATCACAGAGTTGGGTCCACCCTTCCCTTCCCTGTATAGGTAACGTGCCTGGCTAAACCCAGTTGTGGACTGATGTCTTATTTCGCGCCATTCGGCGCTGTTCTGCGTTCATACCAAACACCATATGATTAGCTGATTGTTGTGGATCATCAATCATTGATTGTAACATATCATTCCACTCTTCAAGTTGTCGTTGTTTAACCATAGCTTGTTCAGAAATACCCATTGCATCTGTAAAGTATTTAACACCTTGAGCTAGGCAATCTAATCTGTCGTCGTGTTTAACAGCTGCTTTCATGCGACACATTCTACTCATTTGGTAAAAAAGCATGTACAGTAATCTGTTTTCTGGTGGATCATCTGGATTAGATTTATAGTCCCATTCAATTACTTTACGATCGACAACCAAACGATGTTGATTAAGTACAGGCTCAAGCGAATCAATAATTCTGTCTTCTTTACGAACTGTGGCTCGTACTTCCTCCACACCAATATTTTGTTTGGTGTTTTGCATGTGTTTTTTAAATAGTTCTGCGACAATACCATCACCAAAGTTAGTTTCAATGACTAAGCTAGACACGTTATATTTTTTACATCCTTTTAGAATGTCCAATAACGTGTCGTCTGAGTATCCAGATCTGTAAGCTCGCATCTCATGCAAGTACACAAAACCATTTCGCTGGGAGAGATAAGCCGCAGTTGTCTCATCCGTGCCTCTACCCGATGGGTCAACTGAGCAGATTGTCTCTTGGTAAGGTAACCATTCTCCTTGGATGCACATTGGACTGTAGAAATGATCTCCAGGTAGTCCAACAGTTGGGAGTTCTTTGATGACGTTTGACGGGTCTGAGCACCAGACGATGCTATCAGGAGCGGTAGTAGGATTAACAGAGGTGACAATAAGGTCAGCCATCTTAAGTGGGAATTTTTCTGCATCACTAAGTGTCGTATCTAACATAAATTGAAGCATGAAGTTAGACCGTCCCATAGACGCTTCACGTTCAATCAAATCTTCGTGGTCAAACCGATCAGGATCTGTTACTGTCCAAGGCTCTACACCTTGGTCTATGTCTTCCACCAGAGAAGGCGCTAGAAGGCCTTCGTAACCCTTGGTAGACCTTGGGTACCTAGCAGGCCAAACAAAGGGCTTGTAGGCCCTCTCAGCTAGCTTACGATAGACGGTAAAGGTTGTCTGTGGAGTCCCAAGAAACATAATCCTGCTATCTTGCTTTGGAGTAAGAATAGATTCAGCTTCTGTACAGAGTTGAAGGAGTTTTTCTCTCATCAATTCTGTCATACTATTACCGGGAACTTCGATGTCGTCCAGAATCATCAGATCTGCGCGACTGCCAGTAAGCTGACCAGTAATCCCGACGCTCTTTACTGACGGTGCCTGGTGAGGCGAGCAATTCACGTCGAAACTGATCCTTGACCATCTGGCGTCTTCGCTCTTTGGACGGAGATGTGCTAGCCATGGTGTTTCAATAATGAGTTTTTGTAGAAAGATGGACATGTTATCGGCACGTTCTTTTGATGCCGAAATAATCATAATCTTTTTCTCTGCATTATTAAAAAGAGTCCAAAGAACAAAAGCACCAGTAATCCAAGACTTTCCGACACCTCGGAATGCTTGGATCTGTAGTCGCTTTGGACCATGCTGCAGGTAGTCTGCAATTGCATATTGCGCTCGTGTGGGTGAAGGAAGGTCAAGCTGTCCCCAAAGTGCTTGAAGGAACAGCTTGAAATCAGACTGCAGTGATTTAACCACTGAGACACCCTCAGACGGCGCTGTACGGCGTCTTCGTGGCATGTTACGTGTGTTTGTATGGTTAAGTGTTTAGAGAGGCTTTGTAGGCGATTTAAGCGCCAGGTCCAAAAGCAGTAGGGTCTGGTTCTGCAAATTCTTTTCCAAATTGAAAAAGACCATCGGATCCGTCATCAAAAGAACTACCAGGAACTGCTTGTCCAAGTACTTGCAACCTAACGCCACCACCTTTTGATTGTAATTGAGTTTTAAGACGTTGAAATTTTTGTGACTTTTGACGTGCAGTAGGCAACGGCTTTTGCATTTCACGTCTTACAACTTCACGCTTTTGACGTGGTGTTGGGTCAGGAGCATTTGCAAAATCTTTTTGAAGTGCTGATGCTTTACTAAGTGGAATCTTAGCTTCTCTAGCTGACTCCATGCTAATAAGTTTGTCACTTTTAGCTGAGTTTTCGTCAGCACCCATTAAAATAATGTTACGCCAGTGTTCTACGCCACCATAAGCTTTAGAGGTTGTAGGAAGCAGATGTTCGTAATTAAATTTAGCGCTTTTGTACCGTTTTAAACGGTTTAATTTATCAACGTTTTGTTGGTAAAGTTGTTTAGCTTGTTCGGCTGAATAGTTATTTTTTTTAGCGTAGTCAAGATAATCTTGTTCGCTAAGTGTTTGTCCAGTTGTAGCGGCACGACGTGCTTCAGAACCACGATTTGCCTTTCTAGTTTTTGATACTTCGTCTCTTCCGCCTTGTCCGCTATATGTTTTAGAATGGCGTGGATTATTAATGTTTCTAATAGTATAAACTTTACCATCAGATGGTCTAGTATACTGTTTTTTACCTGCTTTTATAGCAGCTGCTCTAGCGGCTAAATCTTGGTTTGAAACTCTTGGCATTTATTTAATATGTGAAAGAATTACTTTTTCTCGTAATCTATTAACTCCAAACTTGCGTCTCATCCATGTTTGCCAATTTTCTGATCCTTTTTTCTGATTACAATGTGCACAGGCTGGCACGATATTGCTTGTGATCGTTTCACCTCCAAGAGAACGAGGCTTAACGTGATCAAGAGTAAGTTCATGTAATTCATAAGATTTTCCACAATAAACACATGTACAGTCGAAGAGTTCCTTTACGGCTTTACGCCACAGACGGGTTGCTTCAGAGCTAGTCATGGTAATTAGGTTGTGTAGGTAGTGATCAGGAGTTGGCAACAGTGGAGTCATGCTCGTTTGGCACCTCCACGTGCACGGTTGATTTTAAGGTTTTCTTTGACAAATTTTCCATTCTTTTTGCTCATGTCAGGTCCACCTTTACCCATTAAACCGGCTTTACGCCGTGCTCGGGAGTGCTCCCTTTTATAAGCATTAGAGTGTGCATATTTGCCACCAGGCGAGTTGTCACGTACGTGTTTAGCACGTGAAGCAGCATTCTTTGCATAATGCTGTGCGGTTTTACCTTTTGCCATAGAGTCTGCTCTGTACGAGTTCAGGGTCAACTTGCGGGATAACATTTGCAAGTCTATCAAGTGGGTTACCTTCATAAGCAACACCACTAATGTCGTTGGCCTTAAGCCAGTCACAGGCTGCCTTTAAATCTTGAGTAGTTGCTTCACCAGACTTAATGCGTGAAAGGAACTCTTTTGTTACAAGATTGTGCAGCTCATTGAATTGGTTTTCTGTTGCTTTTTTGTTAGCCATTTAGAGTAAATTTGTCGAGTTTGGATTCAAGACGTAGTAAGTGGCCTTCAATCTTGTTTAAACTTTGTGCAAGTTCTTGTCTTTGCACGTACTTTTCTGCAACACGGAGTTCAACTCCATCAAGTCTTTTGTCTAAATCCAACAGACGTTGGTTTTGTCGGGTGATAACTGCTCCAACGCCAGTTGCAATTGCGATCGATGCCGCTACAGTTGCTTCTAGCATTATTTTAAAGATACAATTGGAACAATGTCATTACATAGCACTTCAACTCTTGATCCAGGTCTAAAAGTAAACCCAGACTTCATAATATCTGTGCAATGTTTAGCTCTAATTAGTTCATAATCAAGCCGTAGTTTTTGTTCGTGACGACGTGCAATTTTTTTACATAGGTTTGTCATTTCAGTATCTAAAGGTACAGAAAAGTTTAACTGTACTCCCCAGTTTTCATTGACAACATAACCTTGTGGATCATAAGGTGATGTATCGTTACCCATATAAAATGGTGAAAACGTCATTGTAGGTCCATTGCAGGAATTACCACCAGCAAAATATTGCCTAGATGGTGCTCCGTTGTTTTGAAATTGTACGGCTTGGTTTGTTACATTACCAGTAGCAGCAGCTACAGGATTAGAGCTGTTGTGTACCCTAGGTTCTTCTGCATAAGCAGGTGTTACTGAGAGAAGAGCGACAAGGATGTAGTGGTAGAGGTTTGAGTGATGGTTTCTGTCATAGTGATGTCCTCTACAATCCCTGCTGTGCGAGTTACTGTTTCTAGGCTGAATGGTAGCGTAGGATCTGTAATTGAAAATGTTGTACCAGCTCCAGCGATGTCCGCACTTGCGGTTACATTGTTCCCAGACCATGAGGAATAATCTCCTCCATAAACATTTGTTGTGACATTTCGGGTGATATTGGTAGTAGTTGTAGTCGTAGCTTGCATACTTCCCTGTGTAAACTGTGGTGTTACAGTTTGAGCACTAGCCACTGCAGGGAAAAAGACCAAAAGTGCAAATAGTTTTTTCATTCTTTTTTCTCACGTGTAATGGAAAATGTAGCTAAAGTGCCACTAAGAATAGAAGCGACATATGTAGGATCCATCTTTGCCATCCAACCTGCATAGCTAGCAGTAAGCAATGCAGCAGACCAACAAAGAACTAGGAATCGGATAAAGTTTTCTTTTTTGTTATCTTTGTCCAAGCTGTTTTAATGATAGGTTTGAACAGTGAAACTAAACGTTTAAAAACTGCAGTAGCTGTTAGGGTGGCTGCAACCGACACAGTTGCTGTCGATACAGCAGTGACAAGAATTTCAGTACTAGGTACTGGTATTTCTTTGTCTAATATAGGTACATCCACATACTTAATCTCACTAGGAGGTTTAGGTGGTGGAGGTAATTTAGGTGGTAAAGGTTTGGGTTTTGGTTTAGGCGTTTCACCTTCTATTGGATTTCCCTTGATACCCGGAGGTGGACGAAGGTCCTGAGGAGGCACTACAAGCGGCTTGTAGGATGGTAAATCCGCTCGTGGTACCTCCAGTACCGGACGTGGTAAAACAGGTGCCTCAGGGAGCCGTATAGAAGGGAATGCAGGTGGCTCCCCTAGATCCATTACTTATTGGGGAACAAACCGTTGCGAATAAACTCAACGGCTTTATCATCAATTTCGTTGTCGGTAGACTCTGCCAACTTAGTCAGCATGTCAACAATCAACATCTTTACTTTTTCAGACTGCAAAAAGCTAAACAGGATGGGTCGAATAAGGGTAATCATGGTTTGGTAGGCCAAATAATATTGTCAGGGAATCCTTCCTGAGATGGAAGGTCTCGTAGTTCTTGCCGATATGCAGCCCAAGCAGCGGCGTCTACAGAAGCATCTGGAAGTTGTGTCCAATCACTATCTGTTAAACGTGAGTTACGCCTAGAACGCATAGAAATTTTCTTTGATTCAAGAATTTTATCTTTTTCTTCTTGAGTATGTTCTTTTAACCTATAAGTCCGTTGCCAAACACCATCAACAAGTGTTGGTGTAATTTCCTGAACAGAGTGTGTATCAGAATTGTGTTCTGGATAAGGCGTATCTTTTACAGTTACAATGCCGAAATTATTTTCAAGATCTTGGTCTTCTAATGGTAGACAAAATGAAGTGTTAGGGTATTTTTTAAAAACATCACCCAGGCTAACATTGTATTCTGTGATTACATTGTTTTCAATAAAAGCAATCATAATATTTAGTAGTTAAAAAGGTCCTTTAGGTGAGCTGTGAGTTTGTCAATAATAGTCTCTAAGGCCCAAGTGGAAGGCTGTCTCCCTTGGTTGAGTTGGCGCTCGGATAAAAGCATGGTAATCCAAAGTATATTATTTTGAGTCGCTGAATTTAATCCTCCAACGCTTTGTACATATCCCGTACCTAAGCTTCCGCCGTTAGTAAAAATTGGAGTTGCACCGCCAAAACTAGAGTTCCATTCAGGGTGACCTAAGGCAATATAAAAATCACAGTGAGATGCGTCTGAGGTGCCGTATGTTGTTACATCACCTGCGTAAACAGTGAAACCATTTGTTGTATAATTACTGCGGATACTTCTTACAGTTCTAGTACCACTACCATCAGCACCAGAATTACCACCTTTCATCCAACCGCTGTATTGGTTACCACTGTTGCCGGTTGAGCTTACAGCAATCAATGGCATACCTAAATCGTTTTGAGTAATAGTTTCATTGTAGTTGTTGTATCTCCAACCAGTAGCAGCGTAATGAAAACCAGAGACATTTGGATGAATAGTTTTTGTTATGTTTGTGTACTCAATGCAATTTGGGTGGCTCGAAGCAGTGTTTCCAGTACTAGGGTTATTTCCTTCCCAAGGGCTGGTAAAATTAGCATTGTCAAACATATCTGTACCGCCATCCCCTACGTATTTAGCATCACCATCCCTCTTATAATAGTAAGGATAAGACAGCGTAATTAGATAATTGGGACTATTCTCTGCCAATACATGAGCAATTTGACCTAAATAAGGTCTTATATCGTTAAGATTAGTAAAAAGTGGTGGTTGGACATAAGTTAAACTAGAATTTGTAGGAACAGGCACAGTGCCGTAACCAGCGTAACCACTAAAATTAACACTGCCACTTTGAAGGAGCGACGAACTAAAACTAGTACTTGTTAAACTTGAGGTATAATTACTATCAGTTAAATCGGATTCAACTCCATAAACAAAAGAACCAAACGTTCCAGTTCCCGATCCGTCAGCTGGTAATTTAGCAATAAAACTATCTCTGTTAATAGCTGAACCTCCTGTAGTATACCCACCAATATACATACTATCACCGTGTACTTCTATAAAACGAGGTATATCATCTCCACTAGATTGAATCTGCCTTTTAAATAAAAGTGTTCCTGTAGAATTATATTTTGCAACAACCATATCATTCCCAGTTGTAGCATTTACGTTATGAACCTTGCGGATTAAAACATAAACGTTCCGCAAAGCATCAACAGCCACTCCTACTGGCTCAGCAGTGTAATTTGCATTTGAAAGTTCACGCGCCCAGTTTATACTGTTGAAGGTAAAGCTATTATTGGTATCTAGTTTAACTAAAGCTGTAGAAGTATTGCCAAACTTCAAAACTATGTAGAGGTTACCTTCAGGGTCAGTACAGCTACCTTCGGGATAAGTGTTAACACCTGTTGTAGATTTTAGCTCTTGTTGTTGTATACCAGCTCCGGCAGATGATAAAACACAAAATCTGGTGTAATTCAGGGGAGATGAGTCATTCCATCTCCAAACATGATGAAACTGATCATTCTTATTCAAACCGGCATTACTGTTACCATAGAATGCGGCATTAGCTGTTTGATCATTCCAAGTTTTACACCATTGAAATTGGTGGCTTGAGTTAAATTTAACTTGTACAGCTTGATCGTAGCCATTAGTAACAGGTTTATGGATACCGCACATATAAATGTTTCCTGATGAATCACCGTCTATTCCGACTAGTTTTAGATTGTTTTCATTAAAATTTTGTTGATAGGTTGAAATAGTACCATTAGATTTGCTTAATCTAAAGTAGACCATTGAATTTGGGCTGGTAATTTGAGCTAAAACTCGTATAGAATTACCAACGCCAACTTTATCAATAGTGATGGCTTGAATACTTGTGCTACGACTGCTGTTTGGAAGTCTTTGAGACCATTGAACAGTACCAGTACTATCTAATTTATAAACCCAACTATCCCACCTAGTGCCATTATAAATCTGACTACCTGAATAAATATCCCCATTTTGCGAATCTACTGCAAGACAATAACCATCATCATTTCCAGTGTTTTTATAAATATGAAACCAAGAATCAGTAGGTGTAGCTGGAGCACCGCCACTGCCTGCACTCATTAATATTTTATCAAACATAATCAGTTCGTGTAATCTACAAGTGAAGCTCCACGCCAACGAGTGCCACCGTCATCAGTCACAAACACAAATATATGTGTCTTGCCAGCGGTGAGTGTAGGAGCAGTCCCTCCAGGCCATTCAAGACCTGACCACCAAGTAACAGTCCCACTGGTATGTGTAAGTTCCAGCGTAAAGGAGTACGCCGTCCCGGAGGACGGCACATTACTTACAGTAAATGTAGAGTTAGTGGTAATGGTTTTAGTAAAGTAGTTACCAGCACTACAATCAATGTCAAGAGCAGAGACTGCTTGAACTTCTTGGCCTATAGAAGAAACAGTATTTTTATAATGGTTTAAATTAATTGCCATTAGCAATCCTCCGCATCAGTAAATTCCGGCTGTGTTTTCAACCAATTGTAAGCAGATTGCAATGGGTTATCAGCAGGTTGTAGTTCAGAAAATTGACCAGAGTAAGGACGATCAAGTACTGGTTGTTTTCTCTGTTCTGCTGCTTCTCTGTTTGTAAAGTACTGAACAATTAAAGTGAATCTATCTTGATCGCATTTAAAAATAATAATCTTTGCGTAAGCATTGTTGATTGGAATACCGATAGAAGTATCAGTAATGTTTTGAGAAAGAGCCATAATAAATTAAAGAGTGTTTAGTTCAGTAGAATGTAAAGTACACAGCCAGTCAATGGTTGTAGATGCTTGACCAGTGACTTTTACAACAAAAGAAGCAATTATATTGGAATAAGTAAGAATATCTAAAGCTATATCCCAAGTATCGGAATTAGTTTCCGACATAATTACATTTATATTTGGTGTGCCAACAATTACTGGTGCTGTAGTGCCGTTTTCCCACTTAACTACTGCAGTGAAATCCCAAGCTTTTGCGAGGCTGTAGTCAGATTTTGCTGCAACACATGTTCCTTTTATAACGTGCATTTGGTTAACTCCAAGTCTAAAAGTATTAAAAGCACTACTATTACTAACTTGAGTTTCGTTGTGTAATATGGTCTGAGTTGCGTCAGTTGTCTGTTTCTTTACGTTTTGAATTTGATATTGAGCATCCCCGTAAGAGGAATTTGTACCAGCAGGAATAACAAAAACACCCTTTCTACTTTTTGTATCACCTCTGTAACCTCCAATACATGCGCTCCCCTCTCCATTAGCTACGTTACCGTCACCAAGAGCAATTGCTCTAGCTGCCGAAGCAGTACCACTAAAGGCTAAACTTAAAGTACCAGATGCGTTTCCACCATCACCAAAAGCAACTGAATAACTACCTGTAGCATCATTATTGTATCCTCCTAAAACTGCGGAGTAGCTACCTGAAGCTAAGTTACTGTTTCCTCCTAAAACTGAGGAGCGGCCACCTGTAGCAGCATTAAGAAGTCCTCCTGAAACTGAGGAGTAGTCACTTGAAGCCGCGTTAAGGGATCCTCCTAAAACTGAGGAACGAGCACCGGAAGCAGTATTAGCTAATCCTCCAGAAACATTAGAAGCATAACCTGTAGCGGAATTTTCATTACCGCCAGAAATTACTGAATAAGTATTGCTAGCAACTTGCGATGACTGGCTTCTGCTGGTTTGTAAATCTACTGCATTTGCACCTCTTTTATTACCACCAGTAGTAAGGTTGTTAGGAACACTAGCTAGAAAAGCTCCAGTGCCTTTAGGTACAATTGCAACATCAGCATTTGTTGAACCAGCAGCAGAAGTTAAACTACTGACATGTACTGTTGCGTTAGGAGCTGTTTCACTATCGGCTTCAGTAAATTCAGTAAGTCCACCACCACCAGCATTAGCAACCTCAGTGTCAACATAAGCTTTTGTTGCAGCATCTTGAGCCGATGTTGGGTCAGTAACGTTAGTGATCTTACTGCTGCTGACATCTACAGAGCCAGTCCCTTTCGGAACAATAACAATATCAATATCATCATCATCACCAGTAGATGAAAGTGTAGGACCATTGCCGGTTGCAGCATTAGCAATAGTAAACTCGTTAACAGCAGAAGCTGTTTCACTAAATTTTAACAACTCAAGGGTGCCATCACCGATAGATTCACCGTTAACATCCAACATTCCACCGAGTTGTGGTGAAGTGTCATCTAAAACACTAGCGATATAAGAAGCATTAGCAACCTCAGTGTCAACATAAGCTTTGACTGATGCTTGGGTTGGTACTTTGGTATCAGAGTCAGAAGACATGTCATCTTCATCTACTACAAAACTCATGTCTGCAGTAGTTGTATCAGATTCCATTACTGCGCCAGCTGCAGCTACATTAGTTGCATCAGTTACATCAGCACTAGCTTCAATGTTATCTAGCTTTGTTTTAAGTGTAGTAGTGAAATTCTTTTGAGTTAATCCACCATCACCAACTGAATAAGTAGTATCGTTATCAGCAGCCCAAACAGCTGCACCGTTGTCCCACTTCAAAACCTCACCATTAGCTGGTGTGTCAGTAGTTTGAACAACGTCAGAGCTGTCTGGGATATTAGATGCCTTCCACTTCTCGCCGTCCCACGTATAAGTAGCACCATTAGCAAGAGAGTATGTTTGTCCGTTCGACGGACTAGAGGGAAAATTAAGTGTCATAATTAAGTCTTGATAATAGCGATCATTGCGATGTTACGTGGACGGGTTTCGTCACCAAAGCGGACAGTGCCGTTAGTAGTCGGCGCTGTTGGATTACCAACTGCAACACTTCCGTATGCCTGACCTCCAGATCTGGTATCCCAAAGTGCGCCGCCGCCTTTGCTGCCAATTGGAGAGTTACTGATGCTGTGCTTGTGGTCTTGGAATTGGTCTGCCTGTTCCTGACCAAGAGTCCTTGCGTCTTCGTCCGTTGTACCAGCTGTATCTAGACCACGAATAAATTGACCACGTAGATCAGGTAGTGTGAAGTAATCAGTTTCTGGATATGTAGCTAAGTCGAAAACAGTAACATCACGGTGTGCGCTGAATGTATTTCCAAGTTGATCACGAAGATCACTGTATTGATCATCTGTCCTAGACAAGGCTTGGCCTTTACACTCAAGCCAACCAGAAGGTAGAGTAGTGTTTGTCCACCACATAATTGCACCAGTTGGTACAGCAGAAACACTGATAGTGCACTCATTTGCAGTACTGTTATCTAAAGAAACACCAGTACCAGCCTTAAGTTTTACGTCATCGTTGGTACTGCCATCAGACAAACGAATACGGAAATCACCGCTGTCATCAGCTCCAGCAAGGCTGTAAGTTGTATCAGCATCAGTAGCCCAACCAAGGTTACCACTACCATCAGTTTTTAGGTATTGACCAGCAGTACCATCAGTTGCAGGTAACACAAGTGAAAGGTTTGCACTAAGTGTAGGTGGTTTAATTGTTACACCGTAGCTACCGTTTACATACGTTGTACCAGTGTTGTTAGCAAAACTTACGACACCTGTACCATCTGGAGTAAGGGTAACATTACCGTTACTAGTGCTAACAATTGAATTTCCATTAACATCAAGACTGGCACCAAGTTGAGGTGACGTATCAGCAGATACTGCCGTCAAATAGGTAGTGCTAAGATCTGGAATATCAGATGTATTCCAAGTACCAGAGCTACTGATTTT